ATCCACACAGCGCCTTGAAATATCGCTCACCGAGGGAGTTCAGGCGCTTGGCGGAAGCATCAATTTAACGGGGAGTTGGTGTCCGGTTTTGTAGGGGCTAATCCACGCTGCTAGAAAAAATCTATAGCGGAACCTCACTGGATCGAACGATAGAAACACCGCTCAGTGGCCTAAACGATATAAAAGAAACCTGGGACAAGGTGTCTGAGTCCGTGATGGCCGACATCCTGGGTACAACCAGGCGTGCCTTACAAGGGAAGCGAGCCAGAGGTGTATTGCCGGAAGGCGTATGGTCAAAAGTCGACGGATCAATCCTGTATAGCATTAAAAGATTTGACGAGTTTTTAGATGCTAATTGGCCCGCTTACACACCTGTTGCGGACACGTCAAACCTGAACGCGACCAACCTAAGACGCAAGCGGAACGCAAGGACGACCAATACAAAACCCATCATGTTGCTCGTCTGAACGTCTTTTAAAAAAACTACTGACATCTGGAAAGAAGCTCAGTCGGAAATGATTGACGAGGTAGATTATGTTTTTGAGCAAAGAGGAAGTGGCAGCACTCACTGGCTATCAAAAGCCGAGCGCTCAAATAAGATGGTTACAGGAGCAACAATTCGGATTTGTCGTGGGAGGTGACGGAATCCCAAAAGTGCTAAGCCAAGTCGTAATCAGTCGCCTGGGAGGCCAGACGGCTCAGAAAAAAAGCCCTGAGCTCCGACTAAAATAACGGCCGACATTAGCCTATGGCAGGTGAACTCATGACCAAATTGACTCTCGCAGAATGGGCTGCTGATCACTTTAAGACGCCGCCTAGCCCGAATACCCTACGCAAATGGGCCCGCGAAGGCCGCATTACACCTAAACCTCTCAAGCATGGGCGTAATTACTACGTAGAAGCGAATTCGCACTACCTAGAACCCGAGAAGCTTGTCAGAAGAACTTCCGGCGGTACTCTCATAGAAAGAGTCGAAGCCGCTCGGAGAGTCGTCGGATTATGAAAATTTTGTCCCAGATAACAGTAAGACTGCCAAGGCTCATGGAGGTCGGTGAGTATCGAAAGCTGCGCTATGTCGGGAACAAGCCCAGCCTGCAGCAACTGAAGAAATGGATTGAAGAGGGCGAGATCATCGGTGAGATCACGGGAGGGATGTACTTTGTAGACGTACAGGCGGCGATATTGGGTTCGAACGATCCGCTGCTCGCACAGATGCTCAAAATTGACTGACTGCTTGCCAACCGCTAAGTCATTTCGGAGGTAGCGTTCGTTTTTCCAGCCAATGCTACCAGCTGGACTAAAGTCTCTTGTGCAGTCCCGCTGGTCATAATCAGGAGAACGTTATGTCGAAGTCGTCAGGCAGTAAGAGCAGTTTGGGATCATCAAGCAAGGGTAGCGGCAGTGCAGGAGGTGGTTCCAAAACTCCTGCAGTACCTAATCTGCCAAGCACCACGGGTAATCCTTCTGGTGGCGGCAGAGGGAATGCTCCACCGAAAGGGAAATAGTGTTTAGCGGCCATCCACACTCCGTGGCTGGCCTTTTTACTTTGAGTGACCAATCTTCGCATTTGCGTGCGCTACGACTGTAACTTCCTCAACCTGACACTGACCTCCTATGCCAACACCTTTTTTGCCTTGTCCCAAAGCTGAAGGCGATCTTCTAATCCATTGAGCCCGCCATTTATGCGGCGAGTGATCTTCACGAACTCTCCTCGGTCTGCCAGCGTGTTCAGGCCTTTCGTAGACCAGAACCACGCAGCAGACATGGCTGCGTGTTGCGGCAGCTCAAGCTGTTCCGGGTGGCTGATCAGATCCAAGCCTAGAGCCTCACCGCATGTCTCGTAGTTGGCCCGGCCGGTGGTCTGAATCAGCCCTCGGCCACGATACCTAGAACCGTCACCCTTCTCGGTGTTGCCCAGATCGGCACGGCCTTCATAGGCTATCTGCTGCGCAGTTGGGCCCCAGATCTCACGAACGTAGCGCAACTGGCCTGACTCATGACCGACCTGAGCAATGAATGCGGCCACGCGTGTACTCCCAACAATTCCGTACCGGCCCATAGCCGTATTCAGAGCAGACACAAAAACGCCGGCATAGCGGCCGGCGTTAGGGAGGATCTGCAACAGTTGGTGCTGAGTTATGGGCATGCTTTTCTCCACGCAAAAAAATACCCGCAGGGGGCGGGCATCAGTACATTTTTCTATTCAATCGCGATTGGCGGTATTGGCCATTGTGGAGCTTCAGGCCAACCAGGTTTGGTTTCAGTTTTGCTGACAGCAACGCTGTACTTTTTCCAGAGTTTCAACAGCGCCAAGTCCTCTTCACTCGCATCGTCGACGTCCGCCGCATATTGCAGTGGGTTGATGCGCAGCGTTGCGTACACCAAGAGACGATCACGCTCAGCCCTGGCGACGACAAGGAGTTCTTCTTGCGTAGGGGTTCGCGGCGCGGCTAAAACAGGGTAACCATTTTCGTCGCCTTCTGTGGGCAACGACTTTAAGCGCTCGTAGTCTGCGGCCGTAACTTCAACCGCGGCTAGGGGTATGAGCGTATCCGGGTTTGGCTCTCCTTCAATGAATCGAGGTCCATGAAACTCGTCGCTATACCAGCCACTGTTCTCTTCAAGATAATAGTAAACGTTCATTTCACCACCCAACCGCTATAAGAGAGACAGGAATGCCATTGGAAAGCGCGTTATAAGCTTGCGCCTGCCCAGTAAACCCAGACAGACTTCTGGTGTTGTATTGTGCGAACAACCCACTTGTCGAGGTGACCGGGGTAGCAACACACCCCAGAAGTCCGTTTGGAAATGTCATGGGCCAAGAACCGCTAAAGTTTGGCGCTGACGATCCAACGCTAGTCACGGTAGTCCACTGAATAATCAGCTCCCTTCGAACCCCTGTTGTCTTATCCCGGAATGGAATTTTTACCCAGTCGGTACCGGATGTTCCTCCCGATCCCAGAAAACCAGCAAGGAGTCCGGCGGCGGTGGCTGCACGAGTGGCATCTGTGCCGCCAAGAAGTTCGGCAGCGGTAGCAAGCTCAACGACGCCCTTGACGGTATCCGTAGCATCAGGCGAGGCGTTGATAGCATTGACAAGAACCCAGTCCGTGCCGTCGTAGACCACATCGCCAACCTGGTCGGCGAAAAACACTGCAGCAACCTTTGCGCCTGCTGCGCTGTACTGCTTGATCGCTTTCGCCCCTTTCGCAGAAGCGTTAAGCGTTGGGTTTGCACCACTGTCAACATGAAACTTCACACTGAAGCGTTGATTCACGGCGTACGCAGAAATAGCGGGCGACGGGGTGAGGGTAAGAGCCGTTCCGGTACCGGCCGTGGTGAATGCCTGCGCGACCTGATTCTGGGCCAATTTATAGAGGGACTGGAGAAGCTGGTTCTGGGTGCCCTTCACCGGCGTTACGCCGGCGGCAGCTAGAATGCTGATGAGCTCTTCCTGAACATCGTTCATGAAGTCGTCAGTGACAACCGTGGCCGGGGTTCCGGCAACCGGGTCACCCTCGGTGAACCTGTTCTCGGCCGTCGCCCCTGGCCCGTCAATTCTGTGCATGCGTTAATCTCCGTAGGCGAAGAGCGCAATGGTGTGCGCAGGCTTCAATTGATTTATTTTGCATTCGAGGGTGTCGTTGCCCCAGGTGCGCAGACGCTCACCCACTGCGGACTGACCGACACGAAAACTTGTTACGGTGACCGCCGGTGCTTTTATCCGCCAGGTAAATACCCAGGCGCCGTTGGTGAGTGCGTCACCTACGCTGGAGAGCCCCACCCGGAACGGCCGGAATTGCTCAATGGTTACGACGTAGCCGAGAGAAGCCGCCAACTCGACGAAGTAAGCAACTGATTGACCGCCAGTGCTTGAGAGCTTTGCCAATAGGACGTTCTTCCGGCCCTGCAGCGTTTCTTCCAATACACCAGAGCACTTGTCTGGAAGACCGGCGACTCGCTCCCAATCGACCAGGAGCTCGCTGGAGCTGGAAGGAATCGCCTCCAGGGGCAGCGCTTCGCCACGGGCATCTACTCGCGCCAGTTCAATCGACATTCCATCAAGTAGGCTGTGGAGCGTGGTGCCGGCTTCACGAGGGAAGGCCTGGCCAGGAGGCAGCAGCGTTTTCAGCTGCTCCAGGTAGTCGGCAGCTGTCGGCATTACGCCTCCTTAAAAGCTGGAGAAGATTATGTTGCCAGGCACCGCCATGTGCCCGGTGGCATGAACAACATCTGCCGTAGGTGACGTGATCTGGTTATCGGCCTCGCCGGCAGCAATGGATACGGCCTCGCGCAAGCGGCTGATCAACGTCGGGCTACCGGGCTTAGAGTCGCGGACGATCAAGTCGTCAACCTCGGCCCGCACCGCTGCCTGGACGGCGGCGGTGTTTGGCGAAAGCTTGACCGCAAGGTCCAATGGATCAGGGACCGGTGCCGCGACAAATACCTCGGCGGTTACAGGGGCGCGTTCGCTGATGTACGCCTGCACCTCTGCTACCTTCGCAGAATCAGGAATGATGTCGTCCTCTCCATCACAGACGAAGAGCACAGTTACGGTGCCAGCACCCATCTGGAGCGGATACACCCACACCCGCGTCACTCCGGGTACCTCCAGCGCCCACAGTTCGTAATCCGTTGCAGCACCGCCGTGGGGGGGCTGGCGGATTCGCTTAAGAAGCCGGTTGAGCAATTGCGGGTCCGTTTCAACGTCGAGCCCGCCGTCGATGTCCGTTGCCGCCGAGCCGGTTGACTGAACACCAGGCACCGGGGAAAACAAAAATAGTGGCGTACCCGCAGGGCAATCACCATCTGCGCCAGCCTCAAGAGCCACCACCGTGACCTGTAGCGTGGTGCTGGAAAATTCTCCATCAGCCAAGACTCGGTATTGCACGCCATCCTGCCGCTGAACAATTGTTCCTGCAGGAACAGGCGAGCCAACCGCACCCAGCAACAGCACAGACCCAGTGGAGTAATCAGCAGCCTTGCGGAACACCTTCCAGATCGCTGCCCATCGCTCGAGGTATTCCTTCTCGGCGGTGTCAATGATCGCCTGCCTGGCGGCCCACTCGAGAAAGCCGTATAGCATGTGTACCGCGCCGGCCTCAGACCGGCCAACAATCCCGAGCAGTGAACGGCGCAACACCGCGCTCTGAACGCCCGTCACGCGCCCGCTAATGTCAGTTGTAACCCGGTCGATGAGCTCCGGTAAGGTGGGTCGAACAAATGGCATCAGGCAGCCCTCTTGCCGGCCTGGGCCGACCATTCATAGTTATATCGGTAGCGGACGACGGAGCCGTCAGGCCGGTAGATGTCGGTTTCCAGCAGCATCACGCCGCGCGAGTAGTACGACGCCGCTACATCAACCTTTGTGGCCACCAAGTCGTCGATCATCCAGGCCAAGGCATCACGGCAATACTGCTCAGCGCGGCTCAGCGTTTGCGGCAATTCTTTCTCGCGGGCCAGCAGCCAAAGTAGCGAGCCCGTCTGGTCGGCCGCCGAAGCGTTTGTGAGATCCCCCCAGTAGCCGCGCAAATCGTCCTGCTCATATTCGGGCGGGATCTGCTCAGCACTGGCGCGGCGGTCGGTGAACAAGCTGATGATCACCGCCGTCTCCAGACCGTCATCACGCTCCAAGTCGAATCCGAACAGCACCAGGTCGCCGCCGAACTCGGTCATTACCATTGCGGCATCGGCCATCAGTTCGGTACTCCTGCGCCGCTGTTGCTATGGGTATGGGTGCTGTCGACGAACTTGCCGTTGTTCTTGATCGTTCCCGTGGAATCGATATTCCCCAGGATTTTCATGTTGCCGACCAGTTCAAGATCGCCGATCAGCTTGATCGTCGGCGCCAGCACCTCGACATGCTGGACAGCCGTGACCTTCACCATGTCGCGCAGCAGTTCGATCTTGTTGCCCTGATCGTCATACATGGCGACCTCACCGGCCTCCAGCGGGATCCGGTACCGGCGGTCATCGACAACAAGCACAATGACCTGCTCTCGGTTACCGCCAATGGAAGCCGCCGCGACATCACCGCCGGTTGGGTGGCTGGTGAAGCCGTAGTTCTGCATGTGCTCGACGTTATCGCGCAGCTCGCCCTTCAACAGCTCAACCTGCAACTGCTGCCGTCCATTCGTATCCGTGACCCTGTGCACAACACCACGGGCAAACATCATCATCACGCGGTTGCTTAGATCGCGAAGTGGGTTAGCCATCTTTTTTGTCCTCTTCCCCGATGGCTTCCGCCCAAATATTCCGACCGCCCTTTTTCCCTGCCTTGCCTTTCTTCGAATCAGGAGGCTCCGGCGAAAAGGCTTGCGGGCTGACGATGTCGAGCTTGGTAGTGGTACCGCCCTCCCCGCGCTCGTAGGTGGCCTGACGAATAATCATTTGCCCGTCCATGCGCAACCATGGCGACCTGACCTGCACCAGCATTCCTGGCTCCCAGATTGGCCCGCCCGGGCTTTGCCGCCAGCCCTGGACGGTTATGGAAGCGGAAGCTGATTTTCCCAGCCGGCTGTTGGCCTCCCAGGTAGCTCGCTCTTGGGCGCTGCCGTTCGATCCACCGGACTCAGCGACGATCAGCATTGGTCGATAACGCCTGATTCCGCTGTCGCTTGCACCGCCCCCTACGTGCGCCTCGGTGCTTCCATCGCTGTTTGGGTTGTATCCAGCCTGCCCTTTAACCAGGTAATTGCGGAACCGCTGACTGTGATCGATGCTGCCGGTGGCACTGAGGATGTTTTCACCCTGGACCAGTCCGACGGCTGCCCGCTTGTTACCCGCCCGGGTGATCAGTAGGCCGCCAGCGCCATCCGTAGTCAGCAATAGGCGTCTCTGCTTGGCGTAACGCTCAATTGCTTCGAACGCTGTTTCGCCCTGCTGCAGTTTGCAGACCGTGAATGGAGTGCCTACCGGGACATCAGCCGAAACGCCGACCCCGAATGGCTGGGCCAAGATCTGGGCGAAGCGCAATAGATCAATGTTCTTCCACTCGTCCGGCGTGTGCACGGCACTACAGTCGATCAGGTCAGATGTCCGGTCGCGCCCTTGAATATTGATGGTGTGGTCATTCGCGCTGAACGAAGGCTTGAAGATGTCGACATAGCCAACCACCATCGTTATTCCGCCGAGACGGACCTCGCACTTATCGCCAGGGAGGATGGGCCACGGCTCAACTTGAGCACCTCTGCCCTCCTGCACTTCCCAGCGCTCCGTAAGGGTCACAGTGAACGCGCCAGAGGAAGCATCAACCGCGCGCGTTACTCCAACCTGGGTCCATCCCGCGTAATTCATGCCGTTGACCAGCAGCTCAAGGTCATCCATTTGCAAGAACCTCAAGTTGTTGACCACCGATCAGGAAGCCTGGGCGGCGCGGTTCGTTGCGCAGCACGATATCCTCGGCCCTGCTGGCGTCACCGTAGAGCTGATATGCAACAACGAGAGACGGCAGCGTCTGCCTTGGCGAGAACGTCGCAAGCCTGGGCAAGTCCTGTTCAGGGTCGGGAACTGCCTGAACCACGGCGGTCCTCAAATCTGTAACCGCGACATACACTAGGTCGTTACTGGTCGACTCGCTCTCTTCGTCCAACCTGTCGGAAAGCTCAGTCCGCACCGCAATGGCCGCCTCGTAGCTATCGTATTTAGTCGGTTCGGAGGTTGTTTTCGTACCGCCGTTAGAAACGTCCTCAGTTGTCTGCGTGACCACTGCGGCGACAGCTGCCTCAGAAATGGCAGCCTGACGAACGAGCGCGGAAACGGCGCTGGTGTTTTTCACGACCTGCTGACGGCTCGGCGTACCAGAAGAGGATGAATCATCGGCGCTTGGGAAATACTGGCTGTACAGACTCATCAGCATTCCAAACGCGCTGCCGCCGAACGCTGACCGGATGCTGCTGATAGCGTCAACGACCTGGCCAGCGAACTCGATCGGGGCTTGGATCAGATTGAACGCATCAGAGCCGATGCCTTTCACCTTGTCGTAGTAGTCGGAAACTGCCTGTATGTCGCTTGAAACGATGAACTCAGGCGAGCTCAAAAAATCGCTCAACCCTTTTATCTGCGTAGTGGCGGCCTCGGCTACGAACGATGGGTAACCCTTGGTGAGGAAGTCGGCAACGAAGTTTTCCTTGCTGGCCTCGGTGACCTCGCCGGCCTTGGCGCTGATCGCGTTTACGCTGTCTACTTTAGCCGACGGGTAAGAAGATTCGCCCGCCTCGAGGAACGTCATGGATAGCGTGCATTTGCCGCCCTCGTCCGACGACTCGCTAACGGTGAGCCCCCGGCAGACAACCGTCAGCTCACCCCGATACGGGTGAACCAACACACCAGGGCCCGCTTGTTCGCAGACCTTGATCAGCTCTTCACGGGCTACATCGTATTCCTTGCCCAGCAGGTAGCCGGTGATACCGAACTCACGAGACTTTCGGCCCAGGTCTTCGGTATAGGGAATATCCCGCTGCGCTGTCTCGTGCACTGCCTGGCGCCGGCCGTGACTGCTGTCTGCCGTAGCCACAAAAAAGCCCACGCCGCGAAAGGTCGCGGCGCGGTAGTTGTCTCGCCAAGTCATAGGGAACTCCGGTTACGGGGCCATCATCGAGTAACCGATGTCGGTATCGAATGTCGCTCCCTGGCTGCCCTCGGTCTTCACCTTGGACCCTGCTGGAACGTTGTTCAGGTCGACCTGCACCCTTACTGCTTGCTCCGGCGGGGCCAACTGCTGAACAGCGTCCCGGCCGATCTGCGCAGCGCGCCGACCAAGGTCGGTATCTGCACCGCCTGTGGATGCAGAGGGCGATCCGCCTTCAGCACCACCACTGACCCCGGCACCATCAATGCCAAGCAACTTCTTAGCCCAGTCGGGCAATCCGTTCTTAATGGCGGCAACAGCCTCGGTGATCTTGCTGCCGAGGATTGCGCCCAGGTCCCAGCCTGTCAGGTACTTGATCAGGCCGTTGAAGCCTTCCATCATCAAAGTGATGGGGTTGTATTCCTTCCACAGCTTCCAGATACCGTTGATTATTCCGTCACTGAAGGCCGCCTTGACGCCCGCCCATTTCTCTTCGAAGAACCCGACGATGTTGTCCCAGTTCTTGTAGATGACGTAGGCCGCAGCGCCGATTGCCACGATCGCCGCCAGGAACCAGCCGACCGGCGTGAGAGTGATAGCCAACCCGAGCCCCTTCAGGGCCAGCGCCAGGTTCAGCACCGCCATCAGAAAGCCACCGCCGATGTACAAGCCCAGCGCCGTAAATATCAGGTTGGCGGTGCCGAAGGTGTCGGAAAGCGAACCGAATATCTCGATCACCGGCTGAACACCGTCGTAGAGGTCGCCAAGAAAGCCGGTGACTCGTTCGATGTTTCCAGGCAGGTTTTCGGCGAACGCCGTGGCGAATGCTTCAATTTGTGGGCGGTACTTGACGATCGTCTCAATCAACCGCTTGCCCAGCATATTCAACTGCGGTACCAGGGAGCTACCGATGCTATTGCTGACACCGCCGAGTGCCGCATGGATAGTGTCAAGCGTATCTCCGAAATCCTCGCCTTCACGAACCGCGCTGTCAGAAATGACGACGCCGAGGCGGCGCGCCTCGTCTGACATTTCCTTGAGTCCCGCACTACCACCGCGAATCAACGGCAAAAGCTCTGTAGCGCTCTTGCCGAAGATCTTCACCGCCGCCTGCGCTTGTAGGGACGGGTCTTTGATCTTCGAGATTCGATCAACGAAGGTGTCGAACAAAGCATCTGAGCTTTTCAGCTTGCCGGACGAATCCTTGATGTTGATGCCCAGGCCTTTAAACATTTGCGAAAGCTCTTTCGAGCCCGCCGTTGCTGCGCCAATGTTGATCTGCATTTTCTGCAAGGCGCCACCCAGGGTCTCGGCGGAAGACCCGCTGAGCTTCGCTGCAAAGCTGAGTTCCTGGAATCGCTCACGGCTGATGCCAGTGCGCTCGGCAGTGTCACCAATTGCGCCGGTCGCATCAGCGAAGCCCTGGAAAAACATGTTCAACGCAGCGCCTGTTATGCCCAGCGTGGCCCCGAGCCCCAGCAGCTTCCGGGTGCTTGAAGCAACCGCACTACCCACGCCGCCGATCGCACCGCCTACGTTCTTCAGGCTGTTCGCGAAAATCGGCAGGCCGGTACGATCAAGCGCACCTGCAATGCCAGCGCTCGCCGCTTTGACCTTGCCGAATATCCCACGCAACGGCGCGGTGATCTTGTCCACGGCGGCGATGATGACGTTTAGGGAGTATCCTTTGTCTGCCATCCAACCCACTCCTCGGTGCGCTCAAGCCACCAATTCAGCTCGTCGAAATCCATTTCCATGACTTCCGACGGCTGAACACTCATAACTTTGACGACGACGGTTACGCCTCCTTCCCACCCCCGAGGTGCTTCAGCAAAAAATCCCGGGCCTCGCCGATGACGGCGGCTTGATCGTCCTCGCTCAGCTCGTCGAGCAACGCAGGGGGATGTCCAACCATCTTGGCCCCGAGGTCAATCAGGGTGGCGAAGTCCATGTCCGCGCCGCCGTTGCCCTTGCCATCCGAAGTGATACGCAACGCATGGCCGCGCAGGTATTTCAGCTTGCGGGTCACTGTCAGCTCAGTGAACGTGTCCTTGCCGAACGTGATTTGCTCGGCGAGTTGAATCGTTTTTTCCTTTGCCATTACGAGATTTCCTCGGCAGAGATGCCTTCGAAGCGGCAAGCGATGTTGCCTTCTTCGGTGTTGCCGGTGCCCTCGCCTGCGTACCAGGCCTCACTCAGGGTGATGACCTTGCCGTTGGCGAGTTCCAGCGTGATGGTTGCGTCATCGAGCGTGACCAGGTCTTCAAGACTCAGCTCGTTGCGATCGGTGATCTCACCCTCAATAAATGGAATCTGAGGGGTTTCCTTGTAGCCGTGGACAACGTCGGAGCCCACCACGCCTTCGCGCTTGGGCTTGCCGAGGTTGTAAGTGAAAGCGCCCTTGGCGAAGTAAATGTCGCCGTTGACCTTCAAGGCGATGAGTCCGCCAATACGGTTTTTTCCTGCCATGTTCTTTCTCCTGGCAATCGCCGTTACAGGCGGAACTGAATTTTGTTGGCGACGATCCGCAACTGGTTGACCAGGTCAGGCGGGATCAGCAGATCCAGGCGATTTGGGTCGCTCTCGTTACGCTCGGCGATCAGGTTGGCCTTGAAGTCCTCCATGTTCTCCACCAGCCCCAGACGCTCCCACTCACGGAACTTCGAGACCGCCTCGGCCTTCATCACCACCGGTGTTACCACTGGCTGCCCGACGCCGTAGCGCGTGCCATCGTTGGCAAGCTTGTGCCGCGGGTACTTGCGCAGGATGTAGTCACGCCAGTCGTGGCGGATGTACATCAGGGTGAAAAGCGTTTCGCTGTCCAGGTAGCTGATGTCAGTGCCGCCGGCGGTGTTGGTTTTGTAGGTGGTGATCAGGCGCTCAACAACCATGGTGCCGTCGTTGTTGACCTTGCTGGTCGCGATACCGTCGAACAACAACAGGTTCCGTTCCTGGTTGGTGAACTTGTCCGCGGTGGCGGGCGCCAGGCACCAAGCGTACTGAAGATTTTGGATTGGCCGGGCCGGGTCGATGGCGGCGTACAGGGCCGCAATGGCCATGGTCTCCGCGGCCTTCTCGTACGTCGGCATCGGCTCGTCGTTGGCCATCATGATGACCAGGTGCTGACTGTTGTGGCTGTCGCCAAGGGTTCCAAGTGAGCCTTGAGTGCCGCGCGCCGCTGTGAAGGCGTGGGCCTCGATTTCACGATCCCAGGCAAAGCGGCTGTTCAGCTCAGTCTTCACGGTCGCCAGGGTGGCTGCGTCGGTATATGCAAGCCCCCATACTTGGAACCACTCATCACCCAGAGCCGCCAGCGCCGAACCCAGTTCTGGGTTTCCAGAGCCGCCGGTGAAAGCGCTGATAGTGACCGCCACGCCGGACGGCAGCACCTGGCCGGTGTAGTAGTTCACACGGGCGTTCAAGCTGTTGCCGGCCTCGCCTTTGTGGCGGCTGGTCAGCGTAACGGTGCCTGTCGCGGCGGTGGCCGTTACTGGCATGTCATCTGCGGCCGTGATTGCCGCGACCACAGATGCCGCGATGACGGTTGCGGTGTCGGCACTGATCACGCCGACAGAAACGCGGCGCCCGGCGATCATCAGCTCGATGGTGCCGGATGCGGTGGCAGGACCAGTGAACGCCAGCGTGGCAGCAGCAGCTACCCCTGCGGCATTGTCGACAACCGGGAGAACCTGTAGCTCGGTGTAGGTATCGATCGCCATGGCCGCGCGAACCATGCCAGCCAGCATTGAGCCCTTCCCGAACTGAACGTCTGCCTGGGCCGGGCTGGTGATGCGGATCAGGGTGTCGGCAGCGGCAGCGCCGGCGGCCAGCTTCTGACCAATCAGCAGGCGACGGTAGCTGACCGGCTGAGGGCCGCGCACCGCCTTGCTGTTGTCGATCTCGCTGTAGACACCAGGCTTGCGAAGCGCGCCGGCACCAGGAATCGTATCCATTCCGATGGTCATTGTTTTTCACCCTTGGTTTCGGCCGGTACTACAGCCTCTTTGATGACGACGTCACCGGCCTTTTCCTTGCGGATCCAGTAACTGTTGAGTTCCACAGGCAAGCCTTCTGGCTTGATCTGCTCATAGGTGTCGGGGTGACGCACCAGGCGGCCCTCGGCCGGTTTCACGAGCACGCGCGTGGTCATGGATTCAGGTCCTCGATGATGGTTTTTGCGCGATCAGCCGGATTCGGCTGCGCGTTGCCCAGGCTGTATTCGGTCTTAACCGACTTCAGGTCTGGCAGGCTTTGGTTGAACAGGTCGTCAGGGTGACGATCAAAATATTCAGCGTCGAAGATGAGGCGGCACGCGCCCGTCAGGTGCTCCGACTGGTCCAGCAGAACCATGCGGGAGCGCACGTACTGCAGGTCGTTCACCGTATCGCCGAGCGTGTCGTCCATAAGCAGGAGGCGCTCTACCTGGCGGGCCAGCGTATCGAGCGTGTCGTCCAACGCTTCGTTGCCTTCGGCGTGTATTTCCACCACCAGCTCTACGCGGCGCCTGTATTCCCTGGGCGCCTGGTTAAAGATCTCTGCCGTTTCGTCCATCGTGTAAACGATGATCGCCGGCAACTCGCTCTGCCAGCCGTTGGAAATGAGCGGCGCCACCCGGCTGGCATAAACGCTCGCCCCCGCATTGGTGGCACCCAGCAGCACCGCGACGGCCTGCTTGCGGATCAGTTCTCGTGGGTGAGCCATATTCAAACCTTGCGAAGGAACAGCGTCACACCCGCCACGCCGTCGGCCTGCACGTCATGGATTTTGTATAAAACACCCCGCGCCTGGACGCGATCCCGGTTCGTGGGTTCGTTCGGCAAGTCAATGACCCGAACCCCGAGGACGGGGTTGTTAGAGGACACCGGCGCGCCAGTCTCAGGATCGACGGTAACGTGGGCACTATCGAACACCGCCTGTGCCAGCGGCACACCAGGCGCAACACCATCTGTCAGCCAGTACACAGCGCCCAATGGATCAAGCTCTGCTGGCGGCTCACTGAAGGCGCGGATCGAAACGCCGAGCATGCGCTGGGCCATTGAGGCCCAGCCCATTTACGCCACCGCCGCCGGCGCGGATACGCCGTTCAGACGGCAGGCGCCGGTGGCGGATGGGTTAGCGGCAACCTCAGTCGCCATACCCACCAACACCAGGCCGGTGGCCGACACGTTCGTCAGGGCACGGCTGGTGGTGTTCATGTAGATCGGGTCACCGATTGCCCAGGCCTGGGCGCTGATTTTGTTCAGGCCGAACACGCCGTAGAGCTTGAGCACCACCGGTGCACCGGCTGCTTCGGTAGTAGCAGCCACGCCGACAATCGAACCGACTTTGTAGAGCTCGCCCGAAACAGTGCCGCCGGCTGGTGCTGGAACAGTCAGGCAGTCGCCGTGCTGGATGAAAGTCTTCATGCAAGGTCCCCTTTAGAGACAAGAACTGAAAAAACAAAAAGGGCGCCACACGGCGCCCTTTTGCGTTTGGATCGAACGGCGGGGTTACGCGCCCGGGTTCTTGTAAGCGCCGCGGTAATCGATCCAGGCTGCGCCGAACACCAGGCGGGCTTTGATTTCCATGCCATCGACTTCGAAGCCCTCGCGAGTTTCGGTGAACACACCCTGCTCACCTTCGAGGTAGGCGTATTCAAAGGTGTCGATGGAACCAGGTGCAGCGAACAGGTACCACTGGTTGCCGGTGATACGGGCATCGACGATTACAGTCAGCGAGGCGTTGCGCACATCGTTGATGTCGGCGTTCTTCGCTGGCACGTAGTTGGAGCTGGTGAACTGGTAAGCCTCCAGCTCTTTGTCCGGGCCGACCACCAGGTACTCAGGAGCCAGGTTGAGGAACTCGCCTGCCTTGCTCTTCTGCTTACGCATCGCTGCGCGGGCAGCCGCCAAGGTTGTGGTATTGATTGCCCCGCCGCTGGCAGCGAGGTTGGCGTGGCCCGCATCGTAGAACGGAACACCGTCGGTAAAGGTAGGGTTGCCCAGCAGCAGGGCCCAGACCACGTTGGACTCGGTCGCCGCAGCAGCATTACCGAGTGCTGCCGGGACGCGGGTCAGTGCACCCAGGTCATCGTTCACGATGGTTTCCCACGTGATGGCGATGATCTTGCCGAACTTGGCGACTTTGATCGGGGCACCGTCTTCGGACAGCGTGCCGTACTTGTATTCGCCGTGTTCCTTGACCTGCTCGAGCGCCGCAATGTCGCCCAGGGCTGCGCGAGTTACAGCGCGGAAGTCTGGCACAGTGGTCGGACGGCCCAGCGGGCGCCAGGTTTGAGGGGCGTTGGTGTACGCATCACGCAGTGTGCGGTTCACAGTGCTGCCGAGCAGCAGCGGGAAGTCGCTGGTGCTGTGCATGCCTGCGGCGCGCACTGCTTGGCGATCACAGCCCAATGCTGCGCGGGCCAGTTCCTGCGGCGTCATGCCCCGCGCGTTACCGCCAGCCATCTCGACGAACTCACGAGCCATGTCCACCAGGCGCATGCCACGGAACTCACGACCAGCGTCTTCCAGCTTGACGGTGGCATCGCAGCGGTGCAGCAACGCGTTCTGCATGGCAGAGCGTTTGGCGTTCAGGACGGTGACATCTTGGCCGCCATTCACGTTCGTAGGCTGGCTGTTGCGGGTATTCGGCTGATCTTTATTCTGGCGCTCGGCCACGGCATCGATCAGCGCGGCGCTCGCATCGCTCACGGAAACCCCGCGGGCGATCAAGTCTTCGACGACGGCTTCGTCATCGAGACCAACCTTGCGGGCCATGGTGCGAATCGTCAGGCTGCGCTTACGCTCTTCTTCAGCCGATTCACGGCGAAGCTTCTCGTCGGCCGCGCGCTTCTCTTCTTCGGTCATTGCAACTTCCTCTTGGATAATAGGCACGGCGGCCGGTTCTACGATCGGCTCAACTGCCGACCGAACTTCAAAAATTGTGTGGAATCGTTGGCCTTCGTACTCGGCCGGGGTTTTGGCGCTGCGCACTTTTGCGCCGTCATCGAAGCCGATCGGGACGAGAGACAACTCCAAGGGTTCCCAATCGACGGCGCGGTAAGTGGGGAGCTTGTCGTCTTCCTCCTCCACGACTTCGTACCGGTGCACCGCGTAACCGACGCTGATGTTTCGAAGGATTCCGTCAACAACGTCCTTGAAGACCACGTCCGCGTCTTCACGCTTACTGAACCGGACCAAAGCGTGACCTTCGCCACCATCGAGCCAGGCCCGCTCTACCACGGCGAGTACCGCACTCAGCTGGTACTGGTTGTGGGTGTCGAGCAGTGGCGCGCCGTTGTTGAGCCGATCGAGGCGAACCGCGCCCTCGCTGACATCAAGCTCTTCCATGTAACTTCCGACATCCCATGACCAGCGCCGGCCTTTAGCGCCGGTCGTCCAGGTCAGCTCGACGGTTCGAGCATCAATATCGACTGAGCCCGGCCGCACGGCCGCGCGCAGGCTGAGCATCGGCGTCTCATGTGTCTTGCGTGTCATCGCCTGGTTCGGAGTTGGCATCGTCTGGTTTCTCTTCGGTGGATGGTGGCTGACTCGGCGAACCTGCGGCCGCAACTCGGCGCGGGTCGCAGTCCAGCACCAACCCGTACTCGTCGATCATTTCGTTTGCTTTCTTGATTTGCTCGGCGTGCCGCTTGGGGTCGGTGATGCCAAGTTCGCGCAGCGCGTCCGGCCAGGTAGTGAGGCCGTTGCGCACGCGAGTGATGACGTTCTCTGTTTCCGCCTTCGGGTCGACCATGTCGCGTCGAGGCGGAACCCAATAGGCCTTCACGTCGTCGGCGACACCACCAGGGAGAAGCACCTGCGCCTCCATGAACCAGCGCCAAACCTGATCGCACAGCTGCGGGATCAACATCCGCCACTGCCAAACGTCGACGCGGCGAGCGAAGTTCAGCCAACCCATTCGGCCGCTCGAAAAGTTGACGCCTTTTAGGTCACCGGTGAGCAACTCATAAGGGACACCCAGGCCAACCGCCATGGCGTGCAACTGCTGCCAGGAGTAGGTCGTGTAGCCGTTGAATGTCGGTGGCGTGCCGAAGCTGACGCTTTCCCCGAATCCCAGCTCCTGAATAATGCCGGGCTCCACTCGATCAATGAGAGGTGGTGTCTTGCCGCCAGGTGCTGCGTTATTTTCGTCCTTGGTGATAAAAGCAGCGAAGCAGGAGGCGATCTTCGCCTGCTCCATCACCGCGTCTTCCATTTCGTCGAAGTTGCGCATGCGCTGGATGACAGGAGCCAGCCAGCTATAACCACGAGCTTGACCGGGGCGCTTGCGGAGAAAGACGTGAATCACATCCTCGGCGGGTACCCGGCGCGATTGCAGAGAACCCCACACGGCGTTCGCGCCAGGATGCTCATCGAATAACCAATACGCCACCCGGCGGCCGAGCGCGTCGAACTCGACGCCCTGGATAATCCGGTTGAGCCCGACGATGTCAGCCTTGGACTCGTCGAGGAAGTCGGCCTCAAGAACCTGGAGTTGAACGGGTACTGGCAAGCCGTCAGAACTGAAGCGCCGGCGGCGGCGAACCAAGCATTCACCGCTTTCAGCAACCGCCTCCATGATCATGTGCTGCAGGCCGTAAAAATTATCCAGCCCATCAGCATCACAAACGGTGGTCTCGGCCCATGCCTTCCACAGATCCATAAGCCGCAGGCCATCGCGATCCCGCTTCGCCAACGGCAAAGGCACAATGCCGGCGCCCACAGCGTTGTCAGCAATCCCGGTGATACCACGTTCACCGAACGGATTGTTGCGCCGCTGGTCCCGAGCGCGGTTGCGTAGTTTGGCCAGGGCCGGAGCGTTCTCAACGTTCGCATCGGCACCGGTGGCCCGCCATCCATCATTGCGCCGGCCACCTGCTGCACCCTCAAACCGCCGTTCGATCATCTTCAGCGCCATGTCCGTGCGCGCCTTCTTCAGCCGCATCTCGGAGCGTTTCGCCGCATACCCAGGGAACAAGCTGTCGAGCATGCTCATGGGCAATATCCTTTGGAGAATGAGGTGTAACGGCGCCCGCCGTCGTTGCAGGCGTTCAGCCCCAGTTCGGTGGCCATGTGCTTGAGGATCCGCATCATCTCGTCGAGTGACCGATAGGTGACGCTCTTGTCGGCGTACCGGACCGACAACGCCCCTTCAGCGATTGCCGCCTGCAGGGCGTTGTATTGCTCGATCGTGTAGGCCATCAGTTTTTATTCCAGTGAGAGGATTTCTTGCGAGGCCGTTCTTCGGCATCCGGTTCGTTGCCCCCAGTAACAGCAGCAACCAACAGATCCAGGTCGAGCCCGAACCGCTGCTGGCAGATGCGCAGTGCAGCGAGCGCGTACACAAAGCAGTCAAGGGCTTCGTTTCGTCGGCCACCGCTGTCCCAGCGCATCACGCGCTTGCCTTTGGATATGGCTGCCTTTTTCTTTTCTGAGGTGAGTTGCTTGACCTCCGACTCATCGCAGATCGTGTCATTTGCCGGGAGGTGAACAACGCCTGGCTGAGACACGCCTGCCTGTGAGGCAGCCGTATCGACAGGAAGCACCATGCGGCTGTAGAGCAACTCTTTGGCGTTGTCGGTACCCACCTCGGTGAGGAAGACCTTGTGCACCTTGTTCTTCGTGCGCGGAAAGTTCGCGATCGGCTTGCCGTAGATGGTCGCACCACGGATTGGCACGACCCAGTGCACGCCATGCTTACGGCTTTCGGCGTACACCTCGTCGGCATAGTGGCCGCCGGCGTCCCACGTCCAGCGCTCAACCTTCATGACGGTGCCGTCAACCCGGGTGAATTGTCGGTGCAACTCGAGCCCCACCTTGCGACGAAGCTCTTCGCTGGCCGGGTCGCCCATCAGAATGAAACGATGGACCAGCCATGCCTCCTCGCCTGGGCCGAAAGCCCAGACACGCCCTTCGAAACGGTCGTCCTGGGTATCGATGCCACCAACAAGAACAAGGCCAAGGGCCGGGACCTGCGGATAGACTTCGCGGCGCCCGTACAGAACTTCGGAGTCGAGCTTCTCGCCCTGGTCGTCGTCCCACGTTTCGCCGCGCGTGGTGTTCATGAAGGTGATCAGCTTTGAGACGTCGCCTTTCACCTTCAGCCACTCTTCCGCCAGGCTGAGCCAGGTACTCCAGGTGCTGTAAATCGCCCAGATGCTGAAGCTGACAGAACGCGGGGTGCGCATAATCTCGCCGTCAACCCCAAACCAGTCCATCCCGTCACGGGTCCAGATGCCGGTGTGCTCGCAGATCCAGCGACCGGTCTTCGACGCCTCGACCATCTCGTTGTGCCAGATCACGCAGGCTGCGTGCTCGCACAAGTACCAAGCTTTTTCCGCCTCGCCGAGTGCGTTCTTTTCCCACTTCAGGCCGAATTCGCAATCCTTGCCGCCCCACTTGAGCGTCTGCTCTTGGTGGCAGTGCGGGCAGTCGATGTGAAACTTGAGCAGGTATGGCGACTCCTCGACCGCCTTGGTGATCTGGCAGGAGCCGACACGCTTTGGCGTTGAGCCACGAATCGACTTAGGGTAGATCGCACCATTGAGGCGCTTGTCACCCAGGGTGATCGGCGAGCCCTCACCTTCGACGCTCTCGTCGAAGTTGGACAGCTCGTCGTAGATCACCTCGTCAGCTGACTTCTCGCGGTAGTTGCGCGAAGCCTTGCCGCCGCGGATCCAGAGGGTCCGGCGGTTGGCGAATATCTTCTGGTCGAGGGTGTTATCGCTGTGCTTGCGCCCGAACCATGGGGCAAGGTCGCCCACCACCGGGACGTCGCGGATCATGCCGTTGACATGGCTCTTGCTGATGTCCTCGGCGTCTGGGTCCGTCGGACTCCACATCATCACGTTGCGGCGCTTGTGCTGAATCTTGTAGCCGATGTTCGCCATCAGCAGCTTGGTGTAGCCGATACGCGCCGACTTGATGAAGTTGACGACGTTGATCAGGTCGTTACCCATGCTGTTCAGGATTGCGACCTGGAACGGCTCGGTCGTCCACTTGCCCTCGTTGTAGGAGGACTCAGCCGACATGTAGAAATTCTTGTCCGCCCACTCTACGGCGGTTTGCGGTGGTTCTTTGTAAAGCGCCTGGAGTCCTAGCTTGATCGACTTGCGCAGATCATTCAGCCACGGACTCAGCGTACTCATCTAATAATTCCGGAAGTTGCTCGCCAAAGCTGGCGGCAATATTTCGAGCAAGCGCAATCTCCCGCTCTACCGACTCGATGATGCGAGGGTCAACCTCCGGGTGGCGTCGAGTGACGGTCTTGCCGACGGTGTCCAGTTTCGAACCGATCTGAGCGGCGATTTTTGCCAGGGCAAATGTAGCGAATGGAACGGGCACGAGCTGCTTGTCCAGCACCAGGTTCTTCTTCTCCTGGGCAATGCGCTGAGCGGCGGTGAGGCCGCGGCGCTCTTCGAGCAGCTTGTACTCGATCAGCGGATCGAGACCTTCGGTTCCATCCCCCGCCGGTTGTTGTTTCCGCTGCGCGTGTTCAACGCGGTTTTCCACCACGTTCTGCACGGTGTAGAACGCCTCTCGACCGATGCGTGCGACAGGCGCAACTCCCCATTTGTCAAAGGCTTGCGGGGAAATCCCGAGGCTCGAAGCCATCTCGGATTTGTTCAACCACCCGCGCTGTTTGGTTGTTTCGTTTTTGGCCATGATTAAACAACAACCAACCGTGGGAAAAAGGTCATACATATTTGGCGCGCGGGGCCCGAATTACCCGCATGGGGCTGGGGGCCGGGGAAGGACCCAAAGGGGGGGGGGTGGGTGCACCATCCAAGGGCGCCCACCGCCCGCCATTAGAGAACCCCTATCGTTTCGTCGCCAGTGCTGTGTCCATTGCGCTTTGAAACTCACGAACCCTGTTCGCTTTCACGATGTTGTCGGCGATCTTGTAGAACGGCAGGATGACCTGGTAGCCAGGCTCGCCATCACTGAAGATGAACACCGGCCGAACCGCATCACCCCACGCCGTCTTCTTCCGCTCCCAAACACCCTGGGTGCCGTCGACTTCTCCGGCGAAATACTTCTGGGCATTGCCCTTACGCTTACTGCGTTTACTTCCCGTGGCGTTGGCCTGCACACCACTGACAGTCTCAGCCGCACCAAGGCCCGATAGGATCTTCATGATCGTGCCGCGCGGTACGTTACCGAACTGATTGAGTGCTGATGCTGCCGGCAAGGCGTACTGCCCGGGCTTCATGATCCCTTTGGCGATCAGTGCTTTCTCGAACCGCTTATGAGGTCGGCGACCACCCTTCACTGCCTGCTGCAGGTAGGTGTCAGCCGGAACGCCTGATGTCCACGCGTCCTTGAAGAACGTGCGAGCTTCTGGCTTACCCGGCTTGGCAGGCTTCACGTAAAGACTATTCAGGGTCGTTGTAGTAGGCCTATCAATGCGCGCCTTCAATACCGATAACTCACCTTTCTTTACCAGCACGGCCAGGCGCGTAGCCATCAATGCGAAGGCGAAAGGCAGCTGCTTTTCACCAACAGTGCGCAATGCCTTCGAAAGCTCTTCGATGTTGGTTCGAGCGTCGATCTGAAGCATCTGATGTCACCGTGGCTGACTACTTGCTCTGGCTTCGCTTGATCTGGGCGTCCACCTGGTCGGCGCACGTGTCGAGCAGGTTGATTGCCCTGTCCTTCAGCTCCCACACATCGCCATTCAGGCGAAGGTCGGTGGCATCCTCATCTACCCGCTCGCACGGGATCAGCTCAGGGGCTTCCAGCCTTACGGACTGGGTCTTTGTGACTACCACCGGCTTTGCCGCGCAGGCCGTCAGGCAAAGGCTGAGCAGCCCAATCACGAACAGGCTTGCTGTTGCGCTTGAGGTCTTCAAAGTTCTTCTCCGCCTTTTTTGCTTTGTCCTGGCTGGCCTTGAGGCGCTTTGCCAGATCGGCCTGGTACTCGGCATTGCGCTTTGCTTCAGCGCGCAGCGTGGTGATAGTGGCCTGGCTCTCTTTATTGGCCTCGACGGCATCGTCCTTTGCCTGGGTCTCAACGCGCTTCTCTTCGCGAAGGTCCTCAACCCGCAGCTGTTGAATGCCAACCAACAGAAGGCCCACCAGCGCGATGATGATTGCCGCGGCGATCGCCTTCATGCTGAGTCCACCTTCTTGCCCAGGAATCGGATGATCATGTCCCTTATCGCCGTTACGCCAATGAAGCCAATGGCACCACCAGCAGCAACTGACAAACTCGGCGGCCAGGTCATCCACTCGATAATGCTGCTGGCAGACAGGCTGAGAGCACCGCAAATCAGCGCCTCCAAGATGATCCGCCACTTGTTTGGCTCTTTCGCTTCGTACAACACCCGAAGAAGAGTAATCGTGACGGCCATGATTGCGCCCTGCCATAGCGGGTTCGAGAGGGCCAGCCAGATTTGGGCCCACGTGTCTGGCTTGTCTGGCATGGGTGGCATCCGGATTTCCTCCCTCTCGGGGAGATTGATAAATCCGGCCCCATCAGCACTCCCGGCCATATCAACGGGTGTGGTGGAGCCGAAAACGAAAAAGCCCCGCACGATGGCGGGGCTTCAGGAAGTATTGCGTTGTGGGTAATGCGTGGTGATGCCTATCTATATCTATTTCGACATTTCACAGTCTTCAAACATCGGTGTTTTGATAACGTCGCCTGCGCCAGTGCAAATAACACTGACTGTTACACCCTTCTTGAGCGTGGCCATCACCGAAATACTCGACTTATCAAATTTGAACTGAGGCCCCAGAAACTGGTTCGAACCGGCCAGAACAAGGTAAGGGTTCCCACGAAAGTCGGTGTTGATGTCAGTAACGCGGCCCGTGACTTTCACGCGCTTACCCTTAAAAAGCGCATCAGCGGCCACAGTATTGTCGTCGTAACTCTTCGCCACTTGAGTGGACGTGTATGTCTTGAGTGGCTCAGCAGGAGCAGAGGCAGCAGCAGGAGTGGCAGTAGAAACAGAACGACTACCCGCACTCGGCGGAGCAGGAGGAGCTGCAACAATCACCAAGATACACAAGATTAGCCAGCCAAACCCTACCACACGAGAAAGGACAGAATGCCCTTTTCGGAGCAGAAACCAGGCAAAAATAATCGGGAAAAACAGAATACCGACTCCAAGAAGGAAGCCAACATTCCGTTTAGCGGGCACATTCACATCGCTCATATCGCTCTCCGTGGCGATCAGTTAAGGCTGACATTCTGGGGCCGCGAATATCAAATTGCCATACAGATCGATCAAGTCGCGTCAGAAGAGCGTCTTATATAAGAGGGTGGTAGCTGGGCAATCCACAAAAAACCCAGCAGGCCGGGCCGGACATTGAGAAATCCGTATAGCTTAAATCTTGAATATTTCTACCTGGAGCTGCTCGATCAAGTCATGCCCCGACCAGGTCAATCTGTAGGTACGCATGCCGGTTGCCTCTTCAATTTCTGCGGCAATAAAACCTCCGCTCAAAAGTAGATTCAGATGGTAAAAATCTGCCTCGTCGAATCTATCCTTTTCCCGATTCGCCTCAAGGTTTCTCTCGTCGACTCCACGCAGGCCTTCTAAGTCCTGGATGTCAGTCAATAACCCCAAGACTAGTCTCTTGTCGCGCTCCATTGCTTTTCCTCGATACAGAGCAGGGACAACCCCTGATCACGTGACGAGAGTAGCACGCACGAAAAAGCCCGACTCGAAGGCCGGGCTTTCTATGGGGGTGTCGCGCTTGAAAAGCTAAACACGGTGCCATGAAAACAGGTGTTTATCCGCGTGGAAAGCGATTTCTACGCGGCCTCACGAAACACCTCAATGGCGCAGTCGACCCAAGCCACGCCGGCCTTGATCAACTCTCGCGCCTTGGCTTCTCCCATCTCATTTTCTCGAGCAATCCGAAGTGCCGGCCACTTCGCTCCGAAGTACAGCCAGATGAAGTTGCCCATCTGTGCGTCCCGGGTGGCGAGCTTAGCCACCGCACGATCCACTACCAGAGCTACGTCGTCCGTGACGCAATAGTTCTTGATGCCGCCCTCCGTGACGTTGTTGTCGCGGATCAGAGCGTACAGCGGCGACACGTACCGAGGCACGCCCATCCCGTCCATCCGCCACCAGCCCCATTGCTCCAGCAGGTATTCAGTATCGCCCAAGGGCTTGTCGACATACGTGCGCTTCTTCATGCGGCTTTCCTCGGATCTGGATCACTCAGGCCAAACAGGTCGCGAAGCAACCGGTCAGCGGGTTTGTTTTTGGCGTTCCCCTCGATCAGCCAACGTTGGCCGAAATCATGAAAGCCGATCTGCACACGACTGCCGTGCCAACTAGCGACCATGTCCAGCAGGTAAGCCAGCGCATTCGGCCCGCCGACTTTGACTTTGGCCAACTCCTCGCCGGCGATCTTCAGAAACCGCCGCTCTAAGTCGCTCATACATTTGCGCGGCAATGCCGCTGTGACGTTACTCATTGCCGTCTCCTAGCTGGTGGTTTGGCGTGGCCTGGGTGTTGCCTTGAACTAAAAACCTCCTCCTCGGAAGTGGATACTGATTCACGCTGGAAGCCTCGTTATTCATGGTCTCGGCGGGTAATGCCTCGCCTTCCTGTCTCGCAAATGTCCCACCGTGCAGCGCCTCGAAACCTCGTTGATCGAGGTAGGCGTGCCAGGTCTCCAGAGCCTGTCGCTTGAGCTGCTCGGCGGACGTGTGGATGTAGGCCTGGTCGAGGTCCTTCATGGCGTGGTTCAGCAGCAGCTCCCCGACCATGTAGTCGACGCCCAGGTCAGTCCACGCCGTACGGGCCACCTTGCGCAGGTCGTGACTCGACCATTCGCCGTGGGCCAGGTGCGTGAACATGGTGCTGGCCTTAGTCGCGCTGAGGGCTTGGCCAGAGCTTCCCGGGAACAGGAACTGCCCGGTGTAGCCCCTACCCTTCTGCACAATCCGGTACCGTTCGATCAGCGCCATGGCCTGGCCGGTCAGTGGCAGGGTGTGCGCCGCTTTGGTTTTGGTTTCCGCCGCCGGTATGAACCACTTGCCGGTACCAGTGTTGACGTTTTTCCAGCGAGCCAGCCGGGTCTCGCCAAGGCGAGTGCCATGGCAGAGCATCAGGCTAGCCAGCACACACGCCGCCGGCGATTCGTCGAACTGGTCAGCCAGCAGATCCAGCAGGCCAGGCACGTCATCAGAGTGCAGCCGCGCCGCCTTGGCCTTGATCTTGGTCCGTACGAAGTCGGTGAACTCCAGGCCGGCCAGCGGGTTAACGGCCAACAGGTCAAGGCGATAGGCCTGCCGCACGGCCACGCCCAGCACGCCCCAGACCGAGCGCACGAACGACAGCGCGTAGCGCTCCTGCATTGGCATCAGCAGCAGTCGGTCAATGGTAGGCCTGTTCAGCCCAGCCAGCGGCAGTTGACCGAGACGTGGCTGCAGGTGCCGCTTCAAAGCCGACTTGGCACTAGCCTTGCGTTTCTCGGACAGCGCCCGGTCGCGCGTCATGCGCTCCAGGTACCAGGACAGCAGTTCGCCCAACGTGGACCAGTTGGTGGCCGTGGACTTAGCAGCAGGATCAGCAGAACGGCGGGCCAGGATGGTCGGCAACGTTGCCAGCATCGCCTTGGCGTTGATGTCCGGATAGTTGCCAGCCTTGCCCCAGGACTTGCCCACAACGACGTGCCACGAGCCTTTGGCGCGGTCCACGGTCGAATAGCGGAACCGAAGCGACGGATGCCGGGGATCGCGCAACTGGCGAACGGCACCTGCCTGATTGCGGCGGATCTCGGCGTCGGTCAGTTGAACGTGCAGGGTTTTCGGATTATTCACCATGCTTCCTCCGCTGGCCCTTGTACTGCTCGGAGAAGGGTCGGCCGATCTCCACCTCTTCCTGGGTGGGCTCGCGGCCCGCGAAGTTGACGAATCGGGCGAACTTACCCTGCTGCTGCACAACGCACGAACCGACCGGTGCGTGCCTGCACTTGGGCATGATCAGCTCGGTCACGCCGTTCTGGCCCTGCTCGTCGTCCATGTCACGGTGGACCAGGATGATGCAGTGGGCGTCAGCTTCGATCTGGCCCGAGTCACGCAGGTCTGAAGCAATGGGCTTCTTGCCTGGGCGTTTGGTCGAATCACGGTTGAGCTGGGCCAGCAGGATCACCGGCACCTCCAGCTCCTTGGCGATATTGACGATACCGGTCGAGATCTTTCCCAGTTCTGCGGTCCGGTTGAACGCCTTGCCGTCGGAGCCGATCAGGCCGATATAGTCGATCACCACCACGTCGAGGCCGTGCTTGCGCTTGACCTGGCGACAGATGCTCCGAATGCGCGCGACGGTGAGGCCCGACTTGTCGCTGACGTAAAGGGGCTTGTCCATGATCTTGTTGACTGCAGATGTGAGCCGCGGCCAGTCATCATCTTGCAACTGGCCGTTATCGAGCACTTGCAAGTCGACGCTCCCCAGAGACGCCAGGGCGCGGTTTGCGAGTTCCTCCTCGGGCATTTCCAACGAGAACACCATGCCGACACCGAGACCCGAGCAAGCAATGTGCTGGGCGATCTGCAGACCGAGCGTGGTCTTGCCGCTGCCGGGAAGCCCGGCGACGATGGTCACGGTCTTTTTGCGCAGACCACGGATCAGCTTGTCCAGGTCGACCAATCCAGTAGAAAGACCTGATTGAATGGAGCCGTTGAACTTGGCATCGATGATGTCGATATTTCGGGTCACCACTTCGTCCATGCGCTTGTAATCAGGCTCCCCAGTGTCTAGGTCGCGCAGATCGGCCATGGCCTGCTGAGCGCTGGCGATGATTTCAGCCACCGGCCTGTTCTCGCTGGCCGAATCACGCACTGCGTCGGCAGCTTCGACCAGGCGCCGGAGCACTGCCCTCTCGGCCACCGTTCGGGCGTATGCCTTCCAGTTGGCGGTGCTGGGCGTGTTTCTCGCCAGCTCAACAGCGTAGGCAATGGTGTTGCCGCCACTCGGGAGGAAAGGTTTGAAGTCGTGAAGCGTGACAGGGTCGACCGGCGCGCCGGTGGCGTGCAGGTCAATCATCACTTGGTAAAGCGCAGCGTTCTCCGGATCGTGAAAGTCCGCGGTGGTCACGCTGGCAGTGATCGAGTCGAATAATTCACCATCCAGCATCAGGGAGCCGAGCAGCGCGTGCTCGGCCTCGTCACTGTAAAGCTCTCGGTACTCGTTCATACGCGCCCCCGTGCCGAAGCCCAGGTGAAGCCGGCCAGCAACGCACCGTTCTCCCGCAGTCGATCAAGCGCCCGGGCGCCGATGTACTGCTCGAGGCTTGGCGTGGACTTCCCTTCAACGTCCTGCTTCGACGTGGCTGGCAGGTTGGAGATCAGCACCGAAGGCCGGACCAGTTGATAACGCCGGTCAATGACCTCATGCAAGACCGCCAGCTCGTACGCGGTGCCCGCCTGGGCGCCCACCTCATCGATGATCAGCAGATCAAAGCTTGCCAGCTCATCGATCACGTCGCCCTCGGTGTATCCGGAGTCCCGCGCCATCGAGCGTTTGAAAACCCGGATGATCTCGGCGGCTGTGGTGATCACTGCGATCGCATTCAGGCCGATTACCTGGCGCACGATGCTGCAAGCCAAGTGGGTCTTGCCGGTACCTACATTCCCGGTCAGCAGCAGGTTGCGGCCGGCCTGGTAGTGCTGGCCGAAGTCGTTGGCGTAGCCCTGGCACTTTTCGAGCGCTTCGGACATGGCCGGGGTAGTGGCGCGATAGGTGGCGAAAGTGCAGTCGGCAAACCGTGGCGTGATGCCAGAGCCCACCAGCGCGCCGTTGAGGCGTTCGGCGGCAGCGTGAGCCAAGGCCTGGGTATGCTCGATACTGCCCACCGCTGCCACGCGCAGGCCGTGGAACTGGCATTGTTTACATGGGCGGACAACCGTCGTTCCGTCGAACAGCTCAACCTCGGAGCGATCAACCGCACCGTGGACAGAGCATTCGCCAGCGAACGAGCGCATTTCAGGCTGGCGACGGAAGTTAGAACGCTGGTTCATTGTCGCCTCCTTGGTACATCTCAGGTGTGTGGTCTGGCAGGTTGTTGAAAGCCTGGCTGGTGGCCGTGCCGGGCTTGAGCACATCAGTCCAGCGCTCGCCGTTGAGCCAGGTCGACGCCATCGGCACGAACTGCCCGTCATCTTTGGTCCAGTCGCGGGAAACGCGGTGGCTGCCCAGGGCGGTCATCAGGGTTTGGCGAAGTTCAGCGCTTGGCTTCAGCTTTTCCCATGCCTTGCGAGCGTCCTTCTTCGACTTCTTGTTGGGATACAGCTTCCAGAACACCTCGAAGGCTTCGGCCAATTCCACTTCCGATGTGCACAAGGTTTTAGGTTCCTTGACTGGTTCAGAAGAGTGACTGGTTCTGGGGGCAGCTGACGCCCCACCCCCTGGGGCAGCTCCCGCCCCAGGTAGGGCAGATGGCGCCCCACTACCAAGTTCAAGGTGGAAAAGGTTCGACTGATTCAGCTCACCCTTTCGACGGTACTCGCGACGAAGAAAGCCGGCTTTCTCAAGCTCTCGAACGTGCACCTTCACCGTAGTTCGGCTGATCTCGCACTGGTCGGCGATATGCTGGTACGACGGCCAGCACTCGCCCTGGTCACTGGCGTTGTCCGCCAGCTTGACCAGCACCAGCTTGCGGAGCGGATTTCCGACCTTCGTTTTCATGGCCTTGACCATCAAATCCATGCTCATAGGTCGAGTTCCCGCGTTACCCGGGCGATGAACGCGTCATAGCTCTCAGTCATGACGACACCGCGATCCTCTAAGGCGTCACGGCCAGCCTTGGCCAAGCCGTAGATCTCCCAGCGCTCGCGTTCAGGCAGGTGGCGGCAGTTGGAATAGCAAGGCCAGGGGCCGGCGACTACTTCAGCGGTGGTGGGAGCTTGGGGAGGATTGCCGGAGGCAATATCGTAGGTGGTCATTGAAGAGTCTCCACGGCTGGCAACTGATCCTTTTCCGGGCACAGCACGATCCCTTCCAGTTGCCGTTGCAGTACGGCCTGTCTGAGCAGGTCTGCATTCATCCCTGTAAGACGGCGCACGAGGACGCGCAGCGCCATGCAGGATTGAGCAACTTCGAACTTTGCGTCATGCAGACTTCCTTCACATGCGTCATCGTCAAATAGGATTTCTTGCGCTATGTCCACACCGGTCCAGGCCTTGTAGGCCAATTGATCGTTGGTGAACTGATCCATGTGAGCCTCATCAATCACCGTCGGCTCCGTGGAAAGTTTCGGGTCTTTTTTGCTCATGCGGAATTCCTCTGGCGCAGCTTGAAGCGGCCCTGCTGAATGTCGGGGTGAGTGGCGCGTTCGGCGGTGACAAAGGTGCACTCGGCGGCGAACCGGTCGAAGCGACGGGTGATATCGGCTTTGGGCCAGATGGCGTACGGCTGACCGCCATCTTCGGCGTGCTTGCTGCGCACCATGGCGAAGGGCAGCAGAGCGCCAGGGATGTCGCGCATCACAGCGTTGATCACCCACTGTGGAATGCCGTGACGCAGATTGATGCGGGCGCGGATTGACGTCATAGACTCGAATCCGGCCGGCATCGAGTCCAGGTATCGGACCTGCTCAACGTTGGCCACCCGAGTTTCGATCCGCGCCAGTGCCATCTGCTGTTCCCGCTGCTGCCGCTCGACCGCCACCAGGTGGTTCGCGTTAGCGGCAGTGATCTCGGCCTGGGTCATTGGGCGCGCGGCCTGCGCTTCCAGCTCGCGCCAACGCTTGATCACCGCCATCCGCATGGCCGAGCTGTAGCCAGTCAACAAGCAATCGGTATGCTCGTGATCGAGCAGGTACTCGATTTGCTGCCGGTTCATGCTGTCGAGATAGATCCCCTGAAAAGTCAGGACATCTATTTTCAGCTCAAAAAGCATGCTTCGGATGTCGGCCATGACGTTGTCGTGCCGCTTCCTGGTAAGCTCGGCAATCTCGCGGGAGGACATCGTGACGACATCTCCGCCTTGGAATTTGGCGAGGGTCATGGGCGGCTCCCGACATGGATCGCGTCGTGAGCAGCGCCAGAGTGACGGTGGGGAAACAGGAAGTTCCGGCTACGAAACGTCACCATCTCTATGCGCCGCTCAATTTCTGTGGCTAGAGGGTTCTCGAAGCCGCCCAGCGCCGGGATTACCTGCAGCATCAGGATTGACTTGAGCTCTCTGAAAGCTGCACGAGCCTCGTTCATTCGCGCCATGTCCTCGGGCGTTAGGACAGCATCATCCAAAAGCTCCCCTTCGAGGTGTTCGATAACTGAGAGAGAGGTAGTCATGGCTGCACCCCAGAGTTGCGCGCCACGTTTTCGGATTGCACAGAATGTGGCGAGTAACCTTCGTACGGCCCAAACTGCCCCAGGCGCGCGCAAAGCTCGAAACCTGGGCGCTCTGCTGAGCGGACAGACTTGATGAGGTCGGTCATGCGTTCATCCACTCGAAGAAACTCTTCGAACTCCGCAGACCAACCAGCAGCCCAAATGATGCGAACTGAATGAGGAGAAACCTCCTGCTCCAAAATCGACTTAAGCTCTCGAGCAACTGCTTCATCGAGCACGCCAGGATATGAGCGTTTGAAACCAGCCTCTTCATAAACGACTTGCACCTCGAAATAGGTGAAGCCAGCCCGGTCGGACAATGACCGTGGCAGGTGTTGCGCTTTTGGGGGCGCGGTGGTACTTTTTAGGTGTGACATATCGTTCTCCAGAACGAAGAAGTACATAGAGCCCACGCCAATGGGCTGCTTGAGAACCCGGCCGCCAAGCCGGGTTTTTTGTTGCCTGCGATTTACCCAGGCCGCAAATTGGTACCGGGCCAAGCCGTGATACTGTTTTGATCCCACTCGAAACGACGGTCACGGAGACCTGGTATATGAAGTTGAATAGGCAGTTGCAGCATGCACTTTTGGAAGAGTTGCGAGACTTCTACCCACGCAGAAGTCAGTCGGCATATCACTTGGACGGATATACCCAAGTTGAATGCATCAACAACCTTGTTTACCTGGAAGAGCAAGGCTTGGTTGATAGCGGAGTGACTGTCGGCTACCACAGTGGGTCCGGAACAATCACGCAGGCACGGATCACCGCTAAAGGAATGGATTTCCTTGAGCACGATGGAGGTGTAGGAGCAGCTCTTGCCGTCGTAACCGTTAAGCTCCATGAGGACACCCTACGTCAGTTAATCGAGGCAAAAGTCCAGGCGTCGAACCTTCCCGAAGAGCAGAAGAGCGGAATTCTGAAAGCTCTGCGTGAAGCTCCTGGCGAGACCACAAAACAGCTGATAACGAAACTAGTGGACCTCGGCATGGAGAACGCGACGAAAGCATTCCCGCTAATTCAAACGTTGCTACAGTCCGGTCATTCCTGAATTCGTCTGCATTACGGGCTCGGGTGAGGCACAGGTAGCCAATCAGAGCGCCTGGGCCCCATAGCTCAACGAACGCCTCCTCCACATCCAGATCAAGCTGTAGGAATAGCTTCGTGCTGGATGTGGATTTGCGCTGGGCTAAGGCGATTAAGCAGGCAGGGATCATCACGCCACCTCGATACTGGATGGATTACCAGAGGTCTTGCCAGACTGCTCAATGCGCGAGACTTGGGGCACCATTTGGTTCAAGGTTGGCGATGCTTCTCGATAGAGATCGGGCCGCAGATCATGACGAGGAATGCCAGTCACACTCTCAATCAAAACGACGTGACGAGCCGGAACGCCGCGCACCTTCCAGTAAGAAACGGCCATCGGCGTTACACCTGCCAATTTCGCAAGCGCAACGGCTGATCCCGTAGCGGCAATTGCTCGCTCAAGCGGAGAAGGACTCATAGGCACACCGATGCATGGTTATAAACGTAAATCAACAATACGTTTATTTAATAAACATCGCAACCCCGGTAAACTTTACGTTTATGAATACTCAACACTCTGGCAACCGCCTAAAAGAAGAGCTCCAGCACCAAGGAATAGCGCAGGCTGAATTCGCGAAATCCATGGGCGTAAGCGCTCAAACGCTTAACAATTGGTTCGTCCGTGGTGTTCCCGGCCGATGGCTCATACCTGTCGCCAAGATGCTCAAGATCGCCATCACCTGGCTGAATACTGGCGAGGGTCCGCGACATTTGTTCGGAAAGGGCGAAGGCTATTTCGACTTGCAGCACCCAAGCTCATGGGATGATCAGGCCCCACTGGACGAAGAAGAAGTCGAGGTGCCCTTTTTACAGGAGGTCGAGCTGGCCGCAGGCGCGGGCAGATTCTCAATCGAAGAAAGCTCTGACTCCAACCTTCGTTTCAGCAAGAAGAACCTTAGGGATAACGGAGTTCAGTTTGACCAAGCCAGGTGCGTGACGGTACGCGGAAACAGCATGACGCCCGTGCTGAGAGACGGGGCGACGATTGGCGTTGATCTCGGCAAGACGAAATTCGGCGATATCATTGACGGCGACGTCTACGCCATAAATCACAACGGTCAGCTGCGCGTGAAACAGCTATATCGACTGCCATCAGGAATCCGGCTGCGCAGTTTTAACCGCGATGAGCATCCTGATGAAGACTACAGCTTTCAGGGCATTCTTGATGAGCAAATCAGCATCATTGGGCGCGTGTTCTGGTGGGCTATGTACGCCAAATAAGCATCCCCAATTGAAGCCCGCTGCATGCGGGTTTTTTTGTGCCTAAAGAATATAGATAAACAAAAATGTTGATTTGTTTATAAACATATTGTTTACTTCCTCCATCGCACTTCAGCATGGAGCTTCACAACATGAGCACCAACACCCTGACTGCTGGCAATTGGCAAGGCAATCTAAAGATGGGTCTGGCTCCTCGCGAGCTAGAAGCCACTTTGTGGGCTGCAGCCGATCTGACGGTGAAAGAGATTGGTCGAGTCATGGGTATCAGTCCGAATACCGCCGAGAAGCGCCTCGAGTCTGCACGGTTCAAGCTGGGCGCCAAGACGATGCGGGGCCTGGTAATCGAGGCGTTCAAGCGCCAGATCATCACCCCTCTGGTAATCGTTCTCTGCATGGTGCTGACCGCCCAGCAAGTCAATACCGAACAGTTCGGCCGCATTCGCCGACCAGGCGAGCGCCGCACTGAAACCCGTGTGGCCGTCCGCCGCATTGAGGCCGCTCTAACCGTTTAATCAACCCTGATTTTTGCGAAAGCCAACAACGCGGCCGGGATTCGCTCGGCCGAAAAAGGAGCAATGCATGCTGATTCTCACACGCAAGCCAGGCGAAGCCATCCGCATCAATGACGTCATCTGCATCACGGTACTTGGCGTTAGCGGCCAACAGGTACGTTTGGGTATCGAAGCCCCTAAAGGTATAGAGGTACATCGCGAGGAGATCTACCAGCGCATTAAAAGGGCACGGACTAGCGAACAAGAGGTAGAGCCATGCTCCAGACAATTCAACTGACGCTAATAGTCGTTCTGTTCGTACGGATGCTGGTGGTACCCGAAGATCCGCCTGATTTGGCCAACTGCGCTCCAGTGATTGAAAAGCAAACCGCCCCAAGTTCAGCGACTAGCTCACGACATATTCGGAATGACGAGAGGTTCCTACTATGAGCTGCCGAAACGATACCAAGGGCCAGCGCCTGATCGAACTGTTCAACGCCCTAAAGCGCCGAGAAACCACCTTCGGACAGATCTACGCAATGTCGGCGTCGTGCGGTATCGACGCGCGCCGGGTGTTGGCAGATCACTTCCAGCAAGGCGCAGGCCGAGAGCAAGGATAAAGACGCGACACCATTCACAAATGAAGAAAACGTGTCGCGACACGTAGGGAGGTAACTATGCGAAAAGAACTCATCAAGATCAGTGAATTCCAGCGACGGCGCTGGGGTGAAAACGGCACCCCGCCCTGCTCCCAGGCAATTCGCAACCATATCCGCAACGGCCTTGTGCCTGGCGAGCAGATCGGGAAACTTTGGTACGTTGACTGGATCGCCTTCACTCGCTCGGACGGCAACGATCTGGTGGCGATGGTATTGAAAGGAGCTGCATGATGGCACCTCGGCCGCGGAACAAGGCGAATAAGAGCCTCCCGCAGAACCTATACTTCGATGCGAGACGGTCGACATACCGCTACCGTCGGCCTACCGACGGAAAGTGGTTCCAGTTCGGCGGCGACCGCATAAAGGCTATCGATGCCGCCAAGCAACTGAACCTGGAGTTCATGCGCGGCGCTGATCTGGTTGGCAACGTGCTCTCCGCATCGTCGGAGTCGTTCGCCACATTCCTCGATACCTACGAGCGTGACGTACTTCCCCCGCGCGAGCTGGCAAAAGGGACCCTGGGCCTTTATGCCGTGCACTTTCGACGTTTCCGGAAGCAGTTCGAGGGAAAAGCGGTCGACCAGATCACTATCCGCATGATCGCGGAGATGTTGGACGCGATTACACCGCGGTCGGCGAACCAATCTCGGGCGCTACTGATCGACATTTTTAACCACGCAGCCGCCAAAGGTCTTTGCCCTGACAACCCAGCAGCCAGCACCATCAACAGGATCGAGAAGAAACAACGAAGACGGCACACCGTCGAGGGGCTGAAGGCAATCAGGGAGAAGTCGCCAGCCTGGCTACAGAATGCAATCGACCTGGCACTGATCACCGCCCAGCGCCGCACGGACATCCTGGACATGCGCTTCGATGGGGTTAGGGAGGGTTTCCTCTATGTCGTGCAGAAGAAGACGGCCAAAGCTACAGACGCGGCCTGGATTCGATTCAGAGTAACGCCCGAGTTGCAGACCGTAATCAGCCGGTGCCGCGATGATGTCGTGTCGCCGTACCTGGTGCACCGCAAGCCGGATCGGCTGAAGCAGAAGCAGGCACAGACGAAGGACCACTGGACGAAGGTTGAGGAGCGGTATTTGACGCGAGCATTCAAGGAGGCCAGAGAGTCGGCCAACTGCTACGCGGGATGGAAGGAAGAAGAGATGCCGGGCTTTCACGAAGTGCGAGCCTTGTCGCTGCACCTGTACAAGAAAGCCGGTAAGGATGGGCAGAAGATTGCAGGCCATGCGAGCGAGGGCATGACCAAGAACTACCAACGGGACCACGAGGAAATCATCTGGTCCGAGGCAGTTCCGGACCTGAATATCAGCGAAATCACCGGGTAGTTTTGCGCCAGTTTTGCGCGGGTTTTGCG